AGCATCCACGATATTTATTGCCGCAATCTTTTTATCCCTCCCTATTGCCAAAACTTCCGCAACATCGTCTTTATCTGCTCCTACTATTCTCCCTTCCTTGTCGGCGTTGTTGATACCCCACAACCATAGCCGGATAAGGATTCCTATTGATTCATTTTGCGAACACCCCATGCTCTTTGCTAACTCACGCAGCTTTCCGCTTAAGATTTGTTCGTGGACACTTATCCATGCCATACTTGCATCACCGCCAATCTGCCGTTCTTGGTTTCAAATATCCTTTACCAGGTCTAAAATCGTGATCGGATTCCGTAAAACCTTCGTACTCCTGCAGCAATCGCAATTCTCACATCGGTCTGGCTTTACCTCTCCGCTCTTCACCTGGAGAATCCTGGGCATAGCCGCCTCCACCATTGACATAGCATCTTTGAGGAAATTGTCCGTCACATGAATGACCTCGATGTTGGTTTCCTCTTCCTTGCTTGCCGCTGCTATGTAGAAGGGCAGGCGCTTTCCGGTATTCTGGCGGACAATCTCCTGGTAGATTGCTCCCTGGATGTCATAGCCCCAATACCGGATAAAGTCCAGGTAGCCTACATCCCGTACATATTCATGCTTCGTTATAGATGACATGACTTTCAAGTCAACAATGACCTTATCTGCTATGTAGGAATCTATTTTTATCTTCCACTTTGCCCCGAACAGCTCACCGGTCATGATTACCTGTTTTTCTCCGGAGAGGCACATCATAAAGAACTGATCGCGCTCTATCCTTCGGATGATGTCATCTGCTTTGAGATATTCTGCTTTCAAACCGTTGTCCCCGGTCTTTTTGAAAATCTCCGGATTCTCTGCCTTGAATTTGTCCAGGCTCCCCTCAAAATAAGAATCCACATAGCTCCCCACCAGAAGGGCAGTTGTTTTCTTTTCCTCCCAGCGTCCGGCCAGTTTTTCCATCGCTCCGTATTCGCATCCCAGCTTTCCGTATGTCCCAGCAAAATCCTTGTACTGCGACACGCTCATATATTCCTGGTTCGCCTCCGCGCTGTAATAATTATTTGCCGATAACTCCAATGTCTTTCCCTCCTTACTTAAACGGTAATTCCTCTAACCCCATGCTCTCCATGAAAGCGTCCACTTCATCCGGGTCTACATATTCTCCTTCATCTGCTGCATTCGCTCCGGTTTCTGCCATGCTTTCCGCGCTCTCTGGCTGTCCGCCCTTCTGTTGTCCATTATCCGGCCCCGGCAGCTCAAACACATTCTCCGCCTCGATTGCGTCCGGCTGGTTATCTCCGTATGTTGCCTCTCCCTCCTCGTCAAATGTCTTTTGGTCATCCTGGATAGCCCTCTGCATATCAACAGATAAGATACCCCATTTGGAGAGCAGGAGCTTGATGACCGTTTTCAGAGCCATAGCCTCAAAATCGGTAGTCCATTTGCTCTTTTTCTTTCCTTCGTCCAAATCGCTTCTGTATGCCTTTGAATACTTCTTGGCATGATTGTCAACTGCTTTCTTTGACATGTACAATTCCTGGCTGTACCCGGTTTTTAAGCGGAACCACGCATAGTATCCGGCCACCTTATCCGACTGCCCCTCGTCCCGCTGCGTACATTCAGAGAAGTCCGTCACGAAAACAATCTCTCCAGTGATGGGGTTATAGGAAACAAGTTCATCCTCGTACACCACGGCGTAATTCATTCTCTCATAGTATCCGGAGCGAATTGCCAGCTGGATAAAGCCCTTATACATCATCTGGAACTGGGCCTCCATATGGTATTCATACTTCTTAGTTTGCGGATTGTACTTGTTGTTGTTATACGGAACGATTGCCGCAAATCCCAAGTTGCTGTCAATCGGCAGATCGTATGT